CTATTTAACTTTGAAATTGAAGTAGAAGTAGGTAAGTATTTAACAAGCCAATTCAGATAATGATTAGCACAGAAATATACATCGAGGAACAGAAGATTGATTTATTGCAAGATATATCTACCGAGTTTACTTATGCCATTGATGATGTAAGCGAGTTCGGTAGTCGCAATACTTCTTATAGCAAAACAATAAGCGTTCCGGGTACGGCAAACAATAACTTAATATTTGGGTACATCTTCGAACTTAACAACGCTAACTTTACGGATAATACCTTACCAAACGTAGGATATAACTTCAACGTAACTAAACAAGCTAACTGCAAAATCTTTATTGATAAGGTGCAAATATTCAAAGGCACTTTACGAATATTGGAAATAGTAATTGACAAAGAAACTATCGAATACCAGTGTAGCGTTGTCGGGGAACTTGGTGGCTTTATTAATCAGTTAGGAAATAAGCGTTTGGAAGATTTAGATTTTAGCGCATACAACCATACTTATAGCGTAGCAAATATTAGTGCGAGTTGGGATAATGCAGGGGGTTCTGGTTATTACTATCCCCTTATTGATTATGGAAACGTAAGTACAGGTACATACGGAACACTTAAAAAGGATTTTCAATATACAACGTTTAGACCTGCTTTGTATGTAAAAGAGTATATGCAAAAGATATTTGCAGGAACAGATTATACTTTTAGTTGCCCGTTCTTTGATACCGCTTTATTCAAGCGTTTAATTATACCGCATAACCAAACAAACATAACAACGCTAAATAATACAAGCCTTAACGCAGCTGCCAAGCTAATAACTATAAACACAAACCTAAGCCCTTATGTAGAGTATACAATGGTTACCGCAGGTAGCTTTACACTTGACGGATTAGGACAGTTATTTACTTATGGAAGCGGTGTAACAATTACAACCGATATAAAGGTTTTATTAAGGGGTAACGTTACCTTTTACAATCCACCATTACCAAACTATTCTGTTATACTTAAAAAGAATAACGCAGAAATAGGCAGACAAGATTTTGATGCAAGTGTAAGTAACTTTATGAATTGCGAGTTCACTGTTAGCGGAGTAACCTTTGCTAATACTGACACAATGCAAGTTGAGATATTAGGAAACGGCATTATCCTGGATATAACTTTAGGAGAGATAGGTGTAACTACAAGCACACCTACACAAGTGCAGGTAAACTTAGGAGAAACAATTAAGGTAAACGATACAATCCCAAAAGGTATATTTCAAACTGATTTCTTTTTAAGCATTGTTAAGATGTTTAACCTTTACGTCTATGAGAATAAGTTTAATGACAAAGAACTGGTTATTAGTCCGTATGTGGATTTTTATCCTGAAGTATCGGCTAATGCAGAAGATTGGACTAACAAAGTAGATAGGGCAAAACCTATAAGCATTAAACCAATGAGTGAGATTAACGCTCGTTACTATAACTACAAGTTTAAGGCTGACAATGACTTTTATGGGGAAAACTATCGCAAGAAGTACACCGAAGGCTATGGCGATTTTATTTACGATACCGAGTTTGATTTCGTAAAAGAAACCGACACTTTAGAAGTTATATTTGCTGCATCTGTATTGTTTCAGCAAACAGGACAGGACAAAGTATTTCCTGCAATCTATAAGAAGTCAAACACAAATAGCGCAGAAGATAGAATGGATAGCATTATTCGTATAATGCAAACCAAGAAGATTACGGGTGTAGCAAGTTGGAACATTATGAATACAACTACTAACTTAGCTACTTATACAAGCTATGGTTACGCAGGACACTTAGATGACCCTATTAACCCTACTAATGACATAAACTTTGGCGCACCTAAAGAAGTACAATTTAGTCCTAATAGTTACCCAAGCACAAACATTTTTAATGCTTATCATAGTCCTTATATTGCTGAAATAACAAGCAAGGATAGTAAGCTATTAACCTGCTTTGGTTTACTGGATATTATAGACATTTTCAATTTAGATTTTAGTAAGTATGTATTTATAGACGGGGTATTGTTTAGGCTTAATAAAGTCGAGAACTTTAATCCTATGGAATACAACACTACTAAATTATCATTTCTTAAAGTAATAGAAACAAAATATTAATGGCACAAGAGAACGTAGGTATAAATATAACAGTACAAGGCAACGCAGTTGAGTCAATAGGTAGCGTTAAAAAAGAACTAAAGGCAGCAAATGCGGAATTAGTAAATGCGCAAAGTAATTTTGGCGATTACTCTAAAGAAGCTATTACCGCAGCTAAAAGAGTTGCCGAACTAAAAGACAAGATTAGTGAAGCAAGGGAAACGGCTGACTTGTTTGACCCAGGAAAAAAGTTCCAAGCATTTGCAGGGGCAATTAATGCAGTAGCAGGTGGCTTTACTGCCGTTCAAGGTGCGCTTGGTGTAGTAGGTGCAGAAAGCGAGGACTTACAAAAGTCCTTATTAAAAGTACAATCTGCTTTAGCTTTATCGCAAGGTTTATCTGCGGTTACGGATTCAGCAAAGGACTTCCAGCGACTTGCAACAATCGTAAAGACAAATGTAGTAACTGCATTTTCTACTTTGCGAGGCGCAATTATCGCAACGGGTGTAGGTGCTTTAGCAATAGCGGTAGGGCTTGTAGCTGCTAACTTTGATAAAGTAAAAAAAGCGGTGCTTGATTTTATACCAGGACTTGCACAAGTAGGAACTTTCTTTAGTAGCATTATCGAAAAAGTTACTGACTTCGTAGGTATTACATCACAAGCGGAACGTGCTTTAGCTTCTTTAGAAAAAACAACTAAGCGTGGTAACGAAAGCATTGAGGCAAGAATTAAGGTATTAACTGCACAAGGTGGTAAGGAAAAAGAAATACACAAACTTAATTTGCAGCAAGGAGAAGCAGAACTAAACGCTTTAAGACAAAGATTAGCTACAACAGGTAAGCTAACAGAAGATGAACAAAAAAGATTTAGGGAATTAAAAGTTGAAAGAGAAGTTTTAGATGCACAAGAACGAAAAAGAATAGAAGATAATGCAAAGCAAGTTGCTACTACTGCTAAGGGTATTTCTGATAAATTAGCACAAGATGAAGCAGATAGGATTGCAAAACAAATTGCAGACGAAAAAAAGTTTACAGAAGATTTATTAGCAGAATACGATAAAAGAAGGGGTATTGCAAATAAGGCAAAGATATTAACACAAAAAGATTTAAAAGCCTTAGATGCCCAAGAAGCAGCAGAAAAAGCGGCAAAGCAAAAAGAAATAGATGACAAAAGAATAGATGAACAAAAAAAAGTTGTTAATTCTACTACTAACTTTACTTTACAAGCTATTCAAACTCAACAGAAGGCAACTGAGAACTCAGCTCAAAATGTAAATGCTGTAAATAAATGGTTAGCATCTGAGGATAAGAAAAGATTAGATGCAAAGGTTGCAGATACCGAAAGTGCATTAACTTTACTTAGTGCTATTGTAGACCAAAATAGTGTCGCAGGAAAGGCTATTGCAGTTGCACAAGCTATCATTAATACTTATCAAGGTGCTACAAGGGCATTAGGTCAAGGCGGTGTTTTAGGATTTGTAGGTGCAGGTGCGGTAATTGCTGCGGGTTTAGTAAACGTTAAAAAGATTGTTAGCACAAATATACCTTCTGCAAAAGGAACGGGTACAGTAGGCGGTGGAGCATCTGCTCCAAGTATATCAGCATCAGCCCCTTTAGCACCCCCACAACCACAAGCACAAACAACTACCTTAGATAATCAAACAATTAACGCAATAGGAAACCAAGCGGTAAGGGCTTATGTAGTAGAAAACGATGTAACGAGTAACCAACAAAGAATTGCAGCTATCAAGCAAAGAGCAAGGTTCGGTTAAATGATAACAATTTAAAACACTTAATATTTAAGATTATGGACTTACCTGTTTATTTATTAGACATTAGCGAGGATATGAATGACGATGCAGAAGTGGATTACGTTGCATTAGTTGATAGACCTGCTATTCAAAAGAATTGGAATGCCTTTAAAAACCAACAACGATTTGAAGTGGTTAGCGAAGATAAGCGCATTATTTCTGGACCTCTTATGTTGGCTGATGTACCTATCTTTCGCAGTGATGCTACTTACGGCGATTACTATGTGGTGTTCTCTAAAGATACTATTTTTAAGATTGCTCAAAAGTTTTTCAAAAGAGGCTACCAATCAAACGTAAACTTGATGCACTCCCCTGAACAACAAGTAGAAGGGGTTACTATGTTTGAAAGCTTTATTACAGACGAAAGCCGTGGCATACAACCAATGAAGGGTTTTGAAGATGCACCTGATGGCTCGTGGTTTGGTTCGTTCAAAGTAGATAACGAAGGTGTGTGGAACGATGTTAAAGAGGGCAAATTCAAAGGCTTTAGTGTAGAAGGGTTATTTACCTACAAGACAAAGCCAAGCAAAGAACAAGAACTTATGAATGCAATAAAGGAAATATTGCAACGGGTTAAATGATAAACAAAATCTTTTATTAATATTTAAACAAAAAGAATGATGAACGCAAAAGATGCAATTATGCAAATTAGGGCTTTATTCGAAGATATGCCACAAGTAGAAGCACCTGCTCCTGCTGAAGCACCTATCGAGGAAGTACCTGTTACATTCGCAGAATATAGCCTTATGGATGGTACAAAGGTTATGATTAGCGAATTAGCTATTGGCGGTGAAGTTACTTTAGCTGACGGAACACCTGCTCCAACTGGCGAACACCAATTAGCAGACGGAACTCAAATCGAGTTAGACGAAAACGCTAAGATTATTTCTATTGAAACTCCAGAAGCGGAAGCGGAAATCGCTGACGAAACTCCTGCGGAAATGGGTAAGAAGTATGACGAGAAAATGGCTGACGAAATTTCGAGCTTAGTAGCTGAAAATGAAAATCTAAAAACACAAGTAGCACAATTAGAGGCAAAAGTTAAGAATGGCTTTAGTCAAGTAGCTGAACTTATAGAAGCACTTACTAAGACACCTAACGCTGAACCTATTGCGCAGCCAAAACAAACATTCGGTTCTAACGTAACTACAAAAGATATGAAGTACGATAGAATTGAAAAATATAGAAACGCTTTATTAAACAAATAAAAATAAAATAAAATGGGATTTGATGTATCTGCATTAGCAAACTATACAAAAG